CCCGAAAAACAAAAAGCGCGTTTCAGAGATGGGCTATGGACCAAGGCCGAGGGCGTTATTTATGACCGTTTTGAAGAGAACATGATTGTCAAGGTTGCTGATATGCCGAAACGGTATGACCGTTATGCGGCGGGGCAAGATTTTGGAATGAATATCACCAATGTTAAAATTGGTTGGGTGGGCGATGTCGTGTATGTGCTGGCGGACTATGGCGCTTACAACATGACGACGCAAAGCTTCAACTCCGAATTGGAGGCAAGGCTTTGGTTTGAGTGTCCCGATGGCATGGGCTTACCAGTTTATTGCGATCCCGCGGGTGGGGAGAGGATACAGGAAATAACAGGCGGCGTGAGAGCAAATAATTCTGTTGAGAGCGGAATTGATTACATAAACTCCAAGATAGAGCGCCGCCAATTCTTTGTTTGTGAAAAGTGTACCGGTATTTTGTCCGAGATTTGGGATTATTGCCGTGATGAAGCGGGTGAGATAGTAAAGGTAAATGATCATTATCTGGATGCCCTGCGTTACGCGATCTTTTCTGACATTCAGCAGGGGGTCATATTCCAATGAACCCAATCAGGTTATTTTTCTCCAACATACAGCGTAACAATAACAACTATAAGCGTAATTTTGGAAAAAATTATACAAAAAATGAGAAAAGTTTCGATGATTCCTTGACATTTGATGACAATTTCAGTAATATATATAGTGTAAGCCCTTTCGCCGATCCCTATTTATCTAGCGCATGGGTGAACATTGCCGTCAACATTTTGACGCGCAATGTTGCCCGCGCTGACTTCCTAATTGAAAAGAATGGGGAAGAATTAAAAAATGGTCCTGTCTATGATCTGTTTCATAGGCCGAACAAAAACCTTTCGCGTTATGACATGTGGAAGGAAACCGCCGCCTGGTGGTATCTGGAAGGCGAAGCCTTCTGGTGGTTCGGGCCATCGTATTCCGCTGGTATTCCAAAAGAAATTTATATTCTCAATCCCCGTAAACTCTATGCTGAGGTAACAGCCGGCGAAGGGGGCGTATATGATGATTTTATGAACCGTGGCCGGCGCTGGTATTATCAGTGCGGACATGAACGTATTCCTATATTTCAGGATGAAATAATTCACTTTAAGGATTTTAACCCTTATAATCCTTTGCGCGGTATTAATCCTCTTGTATCTATGGTGATGGAACTTGAGCAGGATTATTTCGCGAATAAGGCCAATACTACACTTCTAAAAAATAACGCTGTACCGCAGGGAATATTAAAAACCGACCAAACATTAAGGCCGGAAGAAGCCGACGCGTTGGAAAAAAGATGGGAGAGTAAATACGGACAGGTAAAAGCAGGACGTAAAATCGCGGTACTTGGCAAGGGCACAAGTTTTGAAACGTTGAGTTTTAATCCTGATACATTGAAACTTTTTGAATTAAAAAGATGGAATCTATATACAATCCTCGCAAAATATGGAATTCCCCCGCGTGTGGCCAATATCTCCGACCGTTCTACAGCGTTAAGTGGGAAAGATACCAAAGAGCAGCATTCGGCTTTTTGGCAATACACCCTAATTCCAGTACTCCGGCAATTTGAACAAATACTTGAAACGCAATTTTTCCTGCGCTTCAACTTGAAGGAAAGCGGCAAATTTGATCTATACGACATTCCAGAGTTGCAGGAAAGCGAAGATTCACAGAGCAGGCGTGACATCGCGGAGATAAACGCTGGCCTTAAAACGATAAATGACGTTCTTAAAGAGCGCGGTAAAGAGCCTAAACCCTGGGGAGACGTATGGTATCGCCCAAGGAATGTGGTAGCTACTAACGGACAAATGTGCGGTGACGATGAGGCTTAATCGTGGCTGGGGGTACGTTGATGGTTAGCAGGAATATTAAATGGCACGCAAAATACAAGACACGGCTGGAAGAGCTGGGGTTCAAAAATATTACTATTACAGCTTTGGAAAAAGACGCGCTTGATATGCTGATTAGAGAAACGAAACCAAGCCAAATTATAATGGGCGCGAGATTTTATGAATGTTCAACGCCTTTCAAGTTGGGTGAATTAAAACGAAGGTATCCAAAAATTAACATGGCGGCTCTTGCTATAGACGGTTATCCCGCTGATCTTGCCATGTATTTCATCCTTAACGGCGCTAAAGAGTATGTTGACTTTTTTGACGGTCCTGAAATCTGGTATGAAGGTTTGGATTGCGTGAAATCAGGAAAGGAATTTATATCGCCGTCTGTAGTGGAAAGTATAGATATGCGGAACGAATACCCAAAGGCGGCGGGAAAAATAACGAACAGACAGAGGGAAGTTATACGTCTGATATGTAACGGTTTTGAGGAGAAAGAGATAGCTGATAATATGCAAATTTCTGTCCGGTCTGTCGCGTCATTCAAAAGGGACATATTCACATCGCTGAATGTGCGTAATTGCCTTGAACTGATGCGCGCCGCTTTATATCTGGAAATTGTAAGTGAAAAGGAAATTTATTTTATGCCGCGTGGGTTAATTCTAAGCCCGAGGCCGGTAAAACAAACAGGAAGGAGGAATGAGAAATGAAAAAGAAGGAATTGGGAAGAACGGCGATTGGAAGCATGGCGGATAGGCAGATGGAAGTCATACGGTTGATCTGCAACGGTTCTACGGTGAAAGAGATAGCGGACAGTTTACATATCTCACCGCGAACTGTTGCGTCAATCAAAAATGACATTCTGAAGTTTTTGCATGTACGCAATACTGTTGAACTCGTGCGTGTCGTTCAAAGCCTAATGTTTTTTGGTGAAGAGGAAATAGGAGGTATACATGATTATCAGGACTAAAAGCGGAGATCTCCGGGTAGGCAATGTGACGACTGTGCTTGATTTTTTGGGAATACGGAAGGAGGCGGCTGGGACGCATAAGGTAAAGGGTGACATTGAACTGATTGCTTCTGTACCTTTCCAGCTTTCCGCGGATGTGGAGGTGGGAGAGGGCTTTCCGTGGACGCTCTCAACTTTTGACCTTGACCATTTCGGTGAGAGGATTGATCCGAAGGGCTGGGATTGCAAGAACTACATGAAAAATCCTGTGGTCTTGTGGGCTCATAGCTACATTACTCCGGCGATTGGCAAGATCGAGACGCTCACCGTTGATGACGACGGACTTCACGGGCTTCTGTTTTTTAACGATAAGTCATTTGACCAATTCGGATGGAGCGTTGGGCAGCGGGTAAAATTCGGCTCTCTTCGCGCCTGTTCGGTTGGGTTCCGCCCTGTCGAGATTGAAATACCGAGCAAGGAAGACAGCAAGGACGGCACTTCGCTTATTTTCAGAAAACAGATGCTTTTGGAGGTTTCTGTATGCAACGTGCCCGCCAATCCGGCGGCGCTGTTGGAAAAGCAGGAAGTAATCAAAACGGAAACAAAACAGGAGATAAGTTACCCCAATTTTTGGGGAGGCTTTATTTTTAGCTCAGAGGGAGTGTGACATGGACGAATTGTTGAAGATCATGAACCAGCATCTGGCCGAAATGAAAAAAATCGGCAAGACAGGGTTTAGCGATTCAGCGAAGGCGGCTGAGTATTTCGAAGACAAAGAAAAACTCATTGAAACATTAACGAAAACTCTTGAGACGGTAACTTCCAGCCTTACGTCAAAGAATGAGGCGCTTGAAGGCACCCTCAAGAGTTTGCGCACGGAAACTTCCAGCCTTACATCGAAAAATGAGGCGCTTGAAAGCACCCTCAAGAGTCTGCGCGAAGAACTCAAAACCCAAATGAAGTACCCGAAGGAATTTAACCGCAAGGAGTATCTTTATAACCTGGGAAAGGGTATTGCGGCTTTGTGGGAGGGAGACCAAAAAACCCTTGCGGAATTGTCGTTTACGCCTAACCGCAAGAATGAAAACTGGACCAATCCCAATGATGTTACTTTTGGGGAAAAAGGCTGGAAGGTTGAGAAGGACATCCTGGGCGAACCTATGGGAATGGGGGCTAACGATTCCTTTTTGATTAACCCTGTGTATGAGACCGAACTCATGCAGGACGCATCGAAAAAAAGTGTGATGATGTCCCTTGTCAGGCATAGGCCGATGACCGGCCCTTCCATTTTTTTGCCCATGAGGGAACGCGGCGGCATCAAACTTCACTGGATTACCACTTACGGCCAAAGAATCCAGGG